AGCGACAGTGCCATTTTTAGGTTTTGTAATTACCGCAATATGGGGAATGTTTGAAAACGATATTAAAGACGTAAACAGGAAAGAATTGTTAGAACGAGCCTATCTATATCCCGCTAATATAGAGGTTAGAAATGAATTAGCCCGGCGATTACCATAATTGATGTGCGGAAGAATCCGTAGAGAGGGATGAGTTATGAAAATTATAATTGAAGATAAGGATTTTATTAAAAGCGTTCAAGAAGTAATGCCCGACTCTAAAATCCCCGCCTTTTTTAAAAAGGCAACTGGAAGAAAATATGCAGACAGAGAAACTTGTGTAAATGATATTAGGCGACTTCTTATGTTGTTCTGGAATGAACGATTGAAAGATAGAGAGGGATGATATGAACCTTAAAGAACTTTACGTAAAAGAAACAGGGAATCAGGCCATAATTGACGATGACTATTTTGATTGGCTAGAACAGAAGGCGGAGGAAGGGCAACGAGCGGTTGAGACAATGGGAAAAGTTTTAAGGTTATATCATGCGTCTTATTATGGAGGAGATGTTTTTACATTACAACGCGCTTTAAAAGAACTTATTAAAGACTACCAAGCCAAAGAGGAAATAAAGAAGTGAATGTAGTCTGGGATTGTACAATGCCGAATTGTAAGCGCCGGGAGAAAACCTCTCCGCACGTCTTGAGCCTTTTTCATACTCACGGCAATACGCAATATTCCATGGTGCCCTATAAAAAACCACGAAAATCCCCAGGAACCGAAACAGTCAAGAGCCTCAAAAAAGAAGTTTGGGATATTTTCTCTGAATATAGACGAAGAAAATACTCTAATCAATATGGAATTTGTAAATGTGTGACTTGCGGAACTATCGGCCATTACAAAACTATGGATGCAGGCCACTTTATCCACGGCACTTCGTTCTTAATTGAAGAAATGGTTCATGTTCAATGTAAACAATGTAATGGTTTTAAGGCTGGCATGGCCATCGAATACCGTAAATTCATGGTGAACACTTACGGTGAGGATAGAGTTTTGATGTTGGAACGTGCGGCCAAAAAACCACATAGATATTCTATTTGGGAATTGAAGCTTTTCAAGGAAACTTATTTAAGGAAACTAAAAGAATTACCAGAATATCAGGAAAGCAAGGGGTGAGTAGTGGGAAAGAATCCGGCGTTTCAATGGTATCCAAATGACTATTTAAGAGACACGCGCATTTTATCATTACCGAGCCGTGGTGCTTGGGCGGATATGTTAAATTATATGTGGTATGCCGAAGACCGCGGAGTTTTAATTGGGACACACGATCAATTTGCTAGGATGTTATCTTGTTCACCCGAAGAAATTAAACAGGTTATCAACGAGCTATCAACAACGAAAATTGCAGATGTAACAAACGGTAACGGTATTGTAACGGTTATAAATAGGAGAATGTATAGAGAGGAAAGAGAAAGAAAATCAACACGTTTTAGAGTTCAAAAATTTCGTAACGCTCAAAGTAACGCCACTAGTAACGACGATATAACGCCTCCTTCTTCTACTTCATCTTCTACTTCTATAAAGAATATATATAAAGGGAAATTTATAAAACCGTCTTTAGAAGAAATTATAATCTATTGTCAAGAACGTAAAAACCAAATCAATCCTCAAACTTTTTTAGACCACTATGAAAGCAATGGCTGGATGGTGGGAAAAAATAAAATGAAAGATTGGAAAGCAGCAATCCGAACATGGGAAAGGAATAATTATGGAGATCAACAAGGGACAGGGAAACTTAACACCGGTAAAAGATTTATTTCTGGCAGGACAGGGCTTAGTCAGGAAGCCGCTGACCACGCCGACAACGTTACCAGAGAATACTACGCTAAGGTCAAGGCCACTGATAGTGGAACCGAAAAAAAGACCTGACGAAATTACAGACGAGCATTTCACGTTTCACGAAAAAGAGGCCATGATTAAGTATTTAATCGGCTATCAGAAAACACAGGCTGATTGGGATGATTACCGGAAGAAAATCCCCGATGAATTATTGCAAAAGTGGGCGCGGATTTTACTTGAGGCCAGAGAGAACGGGTTTTTCAATCCGCGGGTGATTAACGGGCAATACATAATTTGGAAACAGATTGTTGGTTTTAAGCGTAATTATAAAAGCTCTGACGAATGCACTTTATGTCCAAAGACATTTGTTTCAGGTGAATGCCAAGGAAAAATGAAACACGATCAGCATGGTCATAGAGTATTTAGGCCATGTTGGTATGAGCCAATACCGGCGGTGAGGTGATGAAATGATTTTACCTTTTGGAAAACATAAAGGCATGAGCATGGAAGCCGCGCCAGATGATTATCTTCAATGGCTGGCAAAGCCCAAATATTCCGGCAAGTATTATAAAAGCCTACATTCAACAGAATTAAATTGGAAAGTTCCTTTTGCCGTAAAGGTTGAGGCGCGGCGGATACTCGAAAGCCGTGGATGGAAATTAATTGGGGAGCATTGGGAAAATGGCTAACCACAACGCAGGCGGGAATAAGAAGAAAGCTACAAGGCCAAAAGTGCCGGCCGGGATGTTTGTTGTAAGTAAGCCGGAGATCAGAAAGACTTATCTTAAGAAATGGGAATCTCATTTTAAAGCCAAAGGAATTAAGACAGTAATCATCACTGATTGCAAAGGCAAATTCTTTTTATGCCGGGAAGGGCAAGAGCAAAAGGAGAGGTATTTATGAGAATACGCGAACAGATCATGGTTATTGTGCTGGCTGTGGCGCTGATTTTAAGTGGGTTTTATTTCATTCCAAAATGGCTAGTCCCGCAGGCTTCACAAGTAACGTATTACTGCACAAACCTAAAACAGAAATCAATAATCAGCCGAAGCGCAATGATGTATCCGGCAATTAAGGACATAGAGCAATTAGATAACGAAGAACGCAAACTGGAATTAAAAACCGGGTGTTCATACGTTTCTATTTATGCGGTGCAGACCATGAATTGCCGGGATTGCGGGAAGGATGTTGAGTTGGCGCGGAAGGACAAGGAGATTGATAAGCTTAATAAGGAATTAATGCAAAGCAAGGGGGGCTGGAAATGAACGGAGAAATTAAAACGGAATATCAGGGATTAACAGAAATTGCCAAGCGCCTAGGGAAAGATGAACGATTTGTCCGGGAATTAATCACGCGAAAAGATGACCCGTTGCCTGCAAAACAAATCGGTCGTGAGTATTGGCTTACAGAAGTTAAACTTCAAGAGTGGTTAAATAATTAAAAAAGTAATGTCAAGAACTTTATTAAGCTGTTTAGGTGTCAGTTACCTATCATTTACCTATCATCTAACTATCATTTAGTCTGAATTGAATAATAATCAAAAAAAGCCGTAGTATAATTGCATCACTCATAGTCACCTCCTTATGTGCTGCTCCCTGGGCATACCGCCATTCGAAGGGGAGCAGCCAACTAAGGAAAGGAAAGTATGGAAGCGGTTAAAGGCTATTTTGTAATTTTACTTTGTTTAGGAATCGCCGTGATTCTTTGGGGTACGTTTTGCCTTTGTGTTGCGGGTTTGTATCTCAAGGTGATGGGATGGTAGAGAAGAAAAAGCAGAATCAGCCGAAGCATCATGCGAGTAAGTCACCAGCAGTAGCCAAGTTGCGGCGTAAGAAGATTATTAAAGCTATTTATGTTGATGGTAAAACAGAACAACAGGCAGGTATAGAAGCTGGCCTTAATCCCAAGACTGCCAATTCTCAAGTTAGTAGAATCCTCAAAGAACCCCAAACTCAACTCACTTTTAAACAATTACTCGACAAGGTTATTCCTGATGAGCGCTTGAGTGCAAAATACGATGAGCTTTTAAGTTCAAAGAAAGTTATCTCTGCAATGGTGATCGGAAGTGAAGGCATGAAAGACGCTGGGAGTATGACGCGGGACTTTGTGGAAGTTGATGACTGTGCGGTGCAGTTGAAATGCGCTGACTCTATTTCCAAACTGAAAGGGCATTTAGTTGAGAAGCACGAAATGGATGTATCCGGCGCTTTGATGGCGCTGGTTAAAAATCAATTAAACAACGGAAAAGGTTCATCTAATCATACAGGGCAGAGCAAAAAGTCTTGATACACGGCAAATGAGGCTAGTTCATTTTGAACAATTTAGCTGAAAACATTGATTGGCAAATAGATGAGTGCAAAAAGGTTTGGGAATCGTTTCGTTATTTCCTTGATGAGCATGTTTATATCGAGGATAAAACCAATAAGACGGCAATCAAACTTACCCTCTGGAAATCACAAGCTGACATAATTCATAAATTCATAGAGTGTTTATTGCTCGCAATTCTTAAAACACGGCAGGTTGGTTTAACTTGGCTGGCCGCTGCATATTGTTTGTGGTGTTGTATTAAGCATGATTTGTTTCTTGCTATAGTCATTTCAGTCAATGAGGATTTATCCATAGAGTTTCTCAACCGAGTTTATTTCATTCTTGATCGTTTACCGAACTGGCTTTATCCGCCAGTGAAGACCAGGACAAAACAGATACTTGAGTTTCAAAACTTAGCCGGCTTAGTATCAACAATCAAATCCATGCCCACAACGGAAATGGGCGCACAATCTAAAACTCCTAATCTGTTAATCCTTGATGAAACCTGCATGAACCGGATGGTCGGAGACATATTCAATGCTTCCTATCCCGGAATAGAACAGGCTAAAGGTCAGGTTATTGTGATTAGTAACTCGATCAAGTCTGGTCCGGGATGGGGTTGGACTCGTGATCTTTATACCGCCTCAATGAAAGGCGTTAATGATTTTATCCGTATATTCCTGCCGTGGACTGCACACCCGGATAGACCCAAAGATTTTAGAGAAAGAATGGAACAGTCAGGCATGACAAAGGAAGATGTCGTTGAACATTACCCCGCGAATGAAGCTGAAGCATTGCAGGCTATGACAGGCGGCTACTTCGGCAAAACATTACTGCGTCATTCTCTTGAGAACACGCTTATTGGCTGGAAGGTCACAATCATCAAAAACAAGTTTAAGGAATACGATTGGGAAGAAGATCAACACGGCGTTGGTACTTTGTGGCGTGTGCCGTACAATCAAGCACCGGACTATGACGGGTTACCGTGGCTTCGCAGATATGCCATTGGTTCTGATGTTTCTGAAGGGTTAGGGCAGACCTATTCAGTGGCTTACGTCTTAGACAGACTGCTTGATGAGCTTGTGTTTCGGTTAAGATCAAATCGTGTTGACGCTTATGAGTGGTCAATACTTTTATTCAATCTATCAAACTATTACGACAGAGCGTTGCTCTGCGTTGAACGTACGGGAGCCGGACAGACAGTAGTTAAGGAACTGATGAAGCTTAACGCGCCCCAGTATCAGAAACTCGTCCCCGGCTCTGCATCAGATAATCAAGTGAGTACAGAGATTGGATGGTCAGAGAGCCAGCAATCTAAGTATGACATGAGTGAGGATTTAAAGAACTGGTTTGCGATAACCAAGGGAACTGTCTATTGCTCATATCTACTGGATGAGGCGGCAACGTGGATTAAGCATGAGGGTTCAATGAGGCTTGGGCCGGAAGAAGGGAAACTAGGAGATTGTGTTATCGCCGCTGGCATGACGATTGAAGCGTCTAACTTCTTAGGTGGTAAGCCGGAAAAGACTGAAGCGCCAGTTACTGGATGGCTAGCAAGGGTACATAAAGAGTACGACAGAGAAAGGCCGCGGGTGATGTGATGATCCGCAAGGCTGATATAATCAAAGAACGTGATGAGATATTACGATGGGCAAAGGCAATGTCAGCCGATATTAAAGAGCTACAAGAACAGGTTATGAAAGATAAACGGTCACAGAAAATAACGGTGGCAGAATGGCGCGGCAAGATATTGAGATTAAGGGTGATGTGATGGGCGAAGCTAAAAGAAAACCACAAAAAGAGGTCAAGATCGAACAGTGGACGGACAAGCAAATCTGTGAAGCCTTAGAAGCGGGTACTATCGCTCCTCTTGCAGACAACCCCTTCAAATCCGAGCGCATGATTGAAGGCGATCTGTTTCAGGATACCATTAACGCTTTAATGGCACTTCGGGATGATGTGGACAATATCAACAAGTCATTCAAGAACAAATTGTTTAAGGAACGCATTCTTGCCGGTAATCAAATTTGCACCGTTGATGTGAATGGTATTAGATACGGTTATAAGCTCATTGATCTTGGCGTGACCATGAAACGCGTAATCTTGATGAAACCCATCAATGCTAAGTTCTCTGAATTTAGTGATGAGGACAGGCGTAAGGCAATCATCCCAGTGTTTGAGGTATTCTTAAGAGAAGGCATGAACGATATTGAGATTGAAGCCAAAGGCGGGTGTATTGAGATCACCCAGGAGTTTGCGCCGATGTATCTGTATGAACGCACACAAGGGCCGTATTCGATTTTGAAGGGGAAGAACTAATGGTTAAAAGAAAATTAGTAAATGTTAGTATGACAGATCATGCGTCAGGTTGTAAGGGAGAACGGGGCGACCTCATGGGTAAAGATGACCGCATTTTCTCCGTCTTCATTGGCAAATACGCCGCGGGTTTTATCTATCATAAAAATATTGCCTATATGGATTTATGCGCTTTGTTTAGTGATCTAGCCGACAGGATAGAAAGGGAACTGGGGTCTAATGGCGTGATTGCTATTGAGACAAAACAAGAATTTACAGATAGAATTGATAAGACATTGTTTGAGGCACTAAATGGTTGACGAAATTAATAAAGACGACATAGCAACCGTAGGTCTTGAACCTAAGGTCAAAGAAGTTTATGACCTTCTTGCGCGATACATGAAGTCTAATGCCCGTACTGACTGGCTGAAGAATCGTACCCGGAATTGGGAAGCTATTGCCGGAAACAAGATGTGGGAACCGAAAGAACTTACTGCCCTGGACGATGCAGAGCAGGACGCGGTTGTTGTTAATAAATGCAATAAGGGTGTTCAGGCCAGCGCCGCCATAGCCACTAACCAGAAACCGGAGATCAAAGTTAATCCGAGGAAGGGTGGCAGTCTTTATGTTTCCGAACTATTAA